GTGGTGTGGCTGGTGCGAGGGTCTTTGTCTGCGACAACCTGTCCCTGTCGGGCAGCGAGTTCGTGATGCGCCACAAGCTGACCCTCTACCTGAACCTGCAGCTTCTCATCTCGGAGGCCCTGAACAAGTTCATCAACCAGAGCCGTGCGCTGTTGGCTGACATGGACCAGCTCCGACACACCATCCTCACTGACACGGCAGCCAAGACCCGCATCTTCGACCTGTTCAACGCCGGGGCCATGCCCCTCCACCTGTTCGACGATGTGTCCCGCTGCTACTTCAAGCCCACCGAGGCCGAGCCTGACTGCCAACCCCGCACCGCATGGGGATTACACAACGCCTGCACCCGTGTGCTGAAAGTGCTGAAGCCCGCAGCCCAGTACAACAGCACGCTCAACGTAGGCCGTGCCTTCCAGCTGGCCTCGGCAAACACCAGCCCGGTAAATATGGTGTGATTCGTGAGACTTCGACACCTAACCCATACACCAGACAGGAGTTACCCTAGTCTCACGGCCCTGAGACTGGCTGAGACTTGAGACAAGTTAGTCTCATCGTCCCACCTGAAAGGGGGTGATTTCAGGGAGGGTGAGACTTTCCTAACTCGCTGTACCTGTACTACTTATTACTAATCTAGGGCCTTAGTCTCACAACCCCATGTATTAAGGCAGTCAAGGGGTAGAGAGGCTGAGGCCTGATCAAAAATTGAGAGAGGAATCCAATGACACGACTCATCGCCAAGCCCAGCGAACGTACCATGTATGAGGACATCAAGGCTGGACTAGCCCAGCTCACCGATGAGCTGCACACCCTCGACCAGATCGTGTGCCGCCTTGAAGCCAGAGTTGATAAGCTAGACACGGCTGTGTTTCCCATGCGTGACCGGCACACACCAGACGCCGGGCCAGACTACACAGCCACCGGAGGAGGGGACCCTCGATGATTGTCTTCAGTGGATTGAACGGTCACCCCGTGCGTGTTGGGTTCTTGGAGGACCCCATCGTGCGGTTGCTGAATCTGGTCGTGGTCTGGAGCGCCCGCCACGGCCACGATGTCCACATCACCAGCATGAATGACCACGCCCACTCGGAGAAGAGCCTCCACTATAAGAACCGAGCCGTGGACTTCCAAGTACAGCTTGGGCAGGCACGTAACAGCAAGCAGGTCATGAAAAGCCTGTCCGATTACCTGAAATCAAATCTTGAACTGGGCTTCGATGTGGTTTTCGACAGCCCCGGACACTATACCCATATCCACGTGGAGTGGGACATTCGCCAGCGCGACACACCCACCCCGAGAAGGGCTTAGCATGAAAGCGGTAACTGATATTCCCCTGACGATCGACCTGAACCTAGACGATGATGAGTCTGTGCTGCGTGCAGCGTCAGCCTTGGGCACCACGCCTGAGGCGGTGCGCACCACGGTAGGCTTTGCGCAGATTATTGTCGAGAAGGCTGACGACAATGACATGTCCCGAGGTCAGCTCATCACGGCCCTCATGAGTGTGCTGACCCTGATGGTCAGAGAGTGTGGCACTCCCCTTGAACAGGGGCAGATGTGCTTCCGCTTAATGGATGGACTGTGGGCCTCGTGTGATTTACCCGAGGACCGGAGCTTTATGCAGCAGTCCCAGGCACCCTCGTTCCCCCTGCTGCCTGTCTCGGATGAGTCCGTGCACTAGTGAATCGACACGCGGCAGTAGCACCCTCGCTCCTGACGTTGGAGGATGTTGGCTGTCACGAGCTTCTCCAGTTGCCGGAAGATGGTGGCCCGTGAGGTCACCCCGTCGAGGGCTGTCAGAATCTCGGCAGTCTCTAGGTGTGCCCCGGAGGGGATGGCCTGATACACCGCCAGTCCAGCTGGGCCACACACTTGGAGAATCTTCTCGGCTTCTGGTCCCATCGGATTGAACAAGCCCTGTTCATCTCGACTCAACCAGTGGGTTTCGGGGGCAGCCAAGTGGCTGACCACATCCAACCGAGCCGCTGCCTCCAACATCGGGAGGTTGTGCTGCACCTCATCGGGTGAGGTGAGCGCCAGTTGGGTTGAGGTGAACGCACTCAAGGCTGAACTCCCAGAGATGCGGTCTTGTGGACGCAGGAAGGAGAAGTCCGAGCGGGCCTTGGTAGTGTGGTGGGTACCCAGTACCGTATACCCACGCAGTTGGCAGAACCGATTCAACCGAATCAACTGTGGAGCGACGAGGTTATACCGGTTAAGGTCCACCCCCAAGAACACAATCAAGGGGTCCACAATAAACAGCGGACCTTTCAATTGGTCCAGTAAACCACAGAGCAGGGCCAGCGGGTCCAGCTTGAACCGTTCGATGTCGATGGTGGCATCGTCTACCAAGGACGCATGCGGGATGGTGTCCAAGTCAATCCCGACATCATCAGCCCGGTGTTGGAGGGACTGAATGGACCGGTCACCAGCCAGATAGGTGACCCGATCCGTAGGTGGTGGGACCTCCAAGAAGGGCTCACCAGCCAGCCACGCCTTGAGAAACTGAAGCAAGAGCGTCGACTTGCCAGCACCACTGGCACCAGCCAGGATGCTCACTTCACGGGGCGGAAGTAATGACTCAAGTTGCATAGGTGTGATAGTATCACAGATGAAGGAGGCTGAGATTGAGTATTTTAGTAGACAGGTCTCGTATTGAGACAGACTGGGCCTGTGCGCGCAAACGCTATTGGCTCACCGAATACACGGACGACCTCGACGGGCCTGTGCACCCGGCTCGCCCCATTGGGATTGTCCCAAGCACCCCCTCCCCAGCCCTGGCCTTTGGCCTGGCCGTGCACGAAGGGTTGGAGTACCAGATTCTAGAGTATACCCGTGGCTCCCACTCAGGGTTATCCCCACTCCGGTCACGCTGGGTGCCATCACAAGAGAACCGGTGCCCTCCCGAAGAGGCAGGCCTCTACATGATGAAGGGGCATGGCAACCCCCTTAGTGAGCAGGCCAAGGTCTGGGATACCCTGACCCCGGACCAGCAGGACACCGCACAGGCCCTGATCATTGGGTTCTTCAAGACCATCTGGCCTCGCTGGATGGAGCAGTATGAACCCATGGCCGTCGAGCAGGAGCTGGAAATGGAGGTGGACGGGGTCATCTTCATGATGCGCCCAGACCTGCTGCTCAAGGACAAGCAGACCGGGGACATCTGGTACCCAGACTTCAAGACCTTCACCTCGTGGAACAATCGCAAGTGGGACTGGGGGCTGCAACAACAGCTCACCATGCTGGCCTGCGAGAAGGCCTTGGGGGTGACCCTGACCGGGGCATGGATTCAGGGACTGTCCAAGGGCAGCGGCCGGAAGGGAGTCCTCTATCACCCCTTGGTCTACGGCTACCGACACCCCGGCACCCCCGGTGTCACTGACCCCACCTTCGGGAGCAAGCGACGCTCAGGGTTTGAGCGGTTCCACACCTGGGACTATCCCTACGGGGGTATCGAAGGCTGGATTGATCGCTTGGCTGACAAGGACCCAGAGCTACTGTCCAAGTGCTACCCCCAAACGGCCCCGCTCTTCCTCAAGAAGGAGCTGATGGAGGAGGAGATCGTCCCACAGGTAGTGGCCCGAGAGAAACAAATTGAGGCGCTGCGTCTCATCCACGGAGCCACCCCCGACGAACATCGGAAGCGCTTCCCGATGAACATCAACCAGTGCGAGACTGGGTATGGCCGGTGCAGCTACTTCGAAGCCTGCCATGTCCCTGCCGTACACCGGCACCCCCTGAAAGGAGGTGGCTACAAACCACGACACCCACACCACAAGGCCGAGCAGGATATCCATGAACTCCTGAGTGGAGCCGAGCCGGGATGATCAGGATGCTGTGGATCGCGTTGTGGATTATCTATGTGATACTGTTCGCGCTTTACGTTCGTGACCATATAGCAGAGGAGGACTGAGTGGCTGAGCAACCGCTCTCCCTACCGCAAGACCTATCCGTCCTGCTGTTCGGAGACACTGGACACGGCAAGTCAACCCTGATTGCCGAGCTGATTGAAGAACTGTACGTCACCCAGGGTACCACGGCAGCTGTCTTCCTGGCTGACCGTGGCTCCATCAAACCCTACAAAATTTTACAAGAGCATGGGGCCGTCACAGCCTACACCCCACAAGGGAACCCGTGGATGTGGATGCACCATGCGCTGCGCGGAGAGGTGCGCACCGAGGAAGGGAAGTATGAACCCGTCGCCAAGGAAGGTGTCGGGCTCATCGTGCACGAAGGACTCACGGCCTACGCTGAACTCCTGATGTCAGCGATGGCAACCATGTCCTCCAACGGTACCAACATCGGAGGGGAAGGGGCCTGGAACGTGGTCCTCCGAGAGGGGAAGGACATGCTCAAGGTGGGCACCAGTAACATGGCACACTACGGCATGGCCCAGCTCCAGATTCGTGAAGGGGTGCTGGCCCCCAAGCCTCCCGTCCCCCACATCTATACCGCTGGGGTCAGGCGGGGGGAGAGTGCAGCCAACACCCCAGTCTTAGGGCCGTTGGTGGTTGGGGAAGCCTTGACCGGACAGCTGCCACGCTGGATGGACTACACCTTCCGGTGTGCCATGACCAGTGGGAAGTATTACCTGCACCTGTCCCCCCATACCGACCAACACTTGGGGCCACGCACCGTGGTCCTGTCGAATCCCCGCCTCCCGAAGGCGGGAAAGGAGGTAGAGGTTCCACCATCAATTGAACCGGCGTCGCTTGTGAAAGCCCTACGTTTACTGGCTGCCCGTGAAGCGGCAGCTGCCAAAGAACTTTCTGCTAGATTGAAACAAAGGAGCAAAGCTCAATGACATTTGATCCCAAAGGACTCAAAGGCCCCGACCCCACCCAGTGGGACGATCGTGAATTTGAAGGCCCCGTACCCGCTGGGCGCTACACGTTCAAGGCTCCGACTGAGTTTACCTTCATCGAAGATGAGGGCTACCTCGGCGTGGAGATGGACCTCGACATCGAGGACGCCCCCGAGGGGTACTACACCTCCATCCGGTACGTGAAGGCCAGCTTCAAGCCCAAGCGCAGCGGCAATGGCTCACGCTTGACCGACTACCTCAAGGCCTGCCAGCTGGAACCCTTGGCAGACAATGATGTGGACGCCGCAATGGATGCGGTGCGCTCCACGGCAGGCTGCCTGTTCGAAGCTGAAGTCTCGTGGCGCTGTTGGGACAAGGATGCCTCCGAGGTCCTGGCCAACAACTATCAGGACTTCCCCGATAACCCCGAGAAGCCTGGGGAGAAACTCCCCTACGTGGTCAGCCCTACCTCTGGTAAAAAGGTCCCGGCACGGGCGAACATCTTCTACTTCGTCCGACCGTAGTGCACACCAAACCTGATGCCTGTCGAGGGTGTCCCCTCGATAACGCAGGCCAAGGGTTTATGTCTCTCGATGGGGAGGGCACCGCTGGTGTCCTCCTCGTCGGCGAGGCCCTCGGTGCTGAAGAAGCGCAGGCCGGTCGGCCCTTCGTGGGGCCAGCCGGTCGAGTGTTGAATGACTGCATTGCCCGTGCCGGGTTTGAGCGCAGTCAGTTCTCCCTCGCCAACGCGCTCTGGTGCCGCCCACCCCATAATGACATCAATCTTCCTGCCATCCCCAAGGCGTTAGCCAAGTGTTGGAAGACCCACCTGTACCCAGCCATTCAAGCCCTCCGCCCTCGGGTCATTGTCCCGCTAGGGAACACCGCCCTGCGCCAGTTCAAACCCGAAGGGTCTGTCATTGATGCCAGAGGCTATGTCTCCTACTGGCGTAACCATCTGCTCCTCCCCTCGGTGCACCCAAGCTACATCCTGCGAGGCAACCCTAACTTCGAAGCAGTCCTCATCCATGACCTCCAGCTGGCCATGCGTATCACGACCGCCGGGTATCACCGGGCCACCACTACCTATGTCCTCGACCCGACCATCAGTGCAGCCACACGGTGGACACAGCATGAGCTGCGTGACCCCACCACCCCTATCGCCTTTGACATTGAAACCTCAGACAAGGCCAGGGATGAGGACGCCCTTGACCTCAAGGCGACCGGCCCCATCACACGTATCAGCTTTGCCTCGCGGCCTGGGAAAGCCTTGAGCCTGCGCGTGACACGGCGTACCCAACCCATCATTGCTGCGGTCTTGGCCTCCCCAAACCCAAAGATTGTGTGGAACGCCGCCTTCGATTGCCCCCGCCTGAGCGCCAAAGGCTACACCATCAACGGCACGGTCTACGACGGGATGATTGCATGGCACGTGCTGCACTCTGACCTACCCAAGAGCCTGGGCTTTGCGGCCTCCCTGCTGCTGGACAATCAGCCACGCTGGAAGCACCTGAGCCGCCAGCACCCGTCGTACTACAACGCCATCGACAGTGACGCAGCACGCCGCATCACCCTCAAGGCATGGGACCTGCTCAAAGCCGTGGGGATGTGGGACCTCTACCAAGAACAAATCGTGGAGTGTGAGCCAGTGTTCCAGCGCATGCAGCAGGCCGGGATGCCGGTCAATGCAGCCCTCCGCCAGACCCATGCCGAAACCCTGGACCGACAGCTGACTGCCCTCAACACAAAAATTCAGGACATCATCCCGGACAATCTTCGCACCGCTAAACGGTTCAAGCAGGTTGCCAAGGCCCGAGCCAAGTTCCCGACAGGGCATCTGGTTACCGGAGCTACCGAAGCCAAGCACTGTCCTGCCTGTGGTAAGACTGGCAAATTAAATCTACACCATCCCTGCTTAGGGCACGACCCTAGCCTCAGCTTGGAGCCTATCATTATCCCGACTGACGAATGGGAGGTCCCCCAACCTTTCGTTGCCAGCTGGCAGAACATCCAGCGCTGGCAGGATTTCCACAAGCACCAAGCCATTCGACGCAAGGGGAAGCGCACCACGGATGAGAGTGCCTTGCGTGCCCTCTTGCTACGTCACCCTGACGACCCACTCTACCCCCTCATCCTCGACTACCGGGAGGTGCAGAAGCTCGCTGGCACCTACATCGGGAAGCTCGATGCGGGGCAGGTGGTCGGTGGACTCCCGGTCCATGCCGATGGACGGTGCCACCCCACCATCACCAACAACCCAGACACCTTACGCACCTCGATGGTGAACCCCAACCTGCAACAAATTCCCCACGGAGGTGGGCTGCAAGGACTGGTCAAGGATATCTTCGTGGCCCCGAAGGGCTCCGTGTTCTGGGAGCTGGACTACACCGGTATCGAAGCCCTGCTTGTGGGCTACTTTGCGCGCAGCCCCAAGCTCATTCGCTTGGCCCGTATGGGGGTACACGACTACGTCAACGCCTATGCCCTCCATCACCTGGACAAAAAAATTCCAGCTACTGACCTGCCCCAGCTGGAGTGGGATGATGACACCCTGCGGGCCAGCCTCAAACAATTCAAGCGGCAGTTCCCCAGAGAACGCTTCGTGCGGAAGCGGCTAGTGCATGGGCACCACTACATGATGGGCCCCTTCAAGGCACAAGAGGTGCTGCTCAAGGAACTCAACCGGGTGGTGCCGGTCAAGGACATCAAGGCCTTCTTCCAGTTCTACGATGAACTCTTCCCAGAGATTACCACCTGGCAACAAGGGCTGTGCCTCAGTGTGGACGGGACCGAGAGTGGGCATGACCCTGGGCTGGGCATCACCGCTGGGGCAGGGTGGGTACGCAACCCCTCGGGCATGATTCACCGGTACTTCCGCGTGCTGTCCTGGACCCGTGTCTCGGATGACAGCTGGACCTGGACCTATGGCCCCTCGGCCAAGGCCCTGGTGGCCTTCAACCCACAACATGCAGCCGCTGCGATCGGACGGCGTGCGGTCTGTGCGGTGGCCAAGCACTCCCCGAGTGCCCTCAAATCCCTCCGCCTGTTCATCCACGACTCCTTGGTAGGGGAATGCCCCCGAGCCGAGGCCCCGTACATCATCAACAAAGTACGCCAGATCATGGAGCAACCTGTGACCTGGCTTCCCCTCCCCCCTGAATGGCGCATGGGCACACACCTTGCCGTTGATGTCGAGGCTCAGTGGGGTCCAGCGTGGGGCGCAATGAAACTCTATGGAGACTAAGATGCTGACACAACTTGGAGCGAATGTCTTGATGGTAGGCCTGGTGGGGGCTGCCGTGTGGGGGGTTGACGCCTACCCCTACCCTACCTTGGGGGCCGCCTTCCTGGCCGGGGTCCTGGCTGCCTTGAGTGCGGTGTATGGGGTGCGGATTGTGCCGCTAAAGAGTGGGTGGAGTGCGCGTCAGGGGCCCCGTACGACACCGTCTTCGACACCCCACCCTGGCGAAGGCTGAGCCTCTGTAGTATATCAAAGGAGCGAAGCTGCCAAGAGCCCAATCCCCCACGTGACCAGGCCTCCGACTGCCCCCCACGTGACGGCTCGGGTACGGAGTACTGCTACCGCCAGGTGAATCTCGGAGACATCCTTCTGGAGATGCTGCATCCCAGCGTCCAACCGCTTGAGCTCAGCCAGGACTAGCTGTTGGTACTCAGCCCATCCGTTATCGGGCATGGCTACCGCCCACCCCACAAACGCCCAATGGCTGGGCCAACAGGGTCAGGCTGCTGGGCCTCCAGAATACTCAAGAGGTAGAGCTTCTTGGCTTGGGGTGTGGGCTGTGCCTCATACTGTGCCAAGATCGCAGGATTGTTTAACACAAACTGGATATCAAGGTAGGGATCAACATTCTGGGTCGCTGCCCGACGCTGTCGTATCAGCGCCTGGCCAGTCGGTGAAATCCCTTTCAGTGGACGATCCAACCCTGTCTCTGGGTCTGTGATATTGACGCGGGCGCTCGGAGGCTGCATGGCCACAGGCCGTACCCCTTCCGCTGTATAGTCTGCCCCGAACTGTGTGGGTTCACGCAGCACAGGGTCGGTCCCATACGGCGTCCAGGCCTCTTGCATCCCACTGGTGGGAAACAGTGTCTGGGTCCCTATATTTTCAAGGGCCCGGAGCAGCCCAGTCATGAACCCTGTTTCAGTCGGGAGCCCCTCAGGCCCCGCACCAATTTTACGGTCCAGGGCTACACGTTCATCATGCGTAGGAGGGTGCAAAGTATGACGCCCACTGGGTTCTCCCCATCCACGTGTCAGGTCCCGATCGGAAAAAGGGATAGGAAGTGGGGCCTTGAAGGGGTCAAAGTCCTGCTCCCCAAACAAGTCGACAGCTGGTACAGGCTTGGGTGGTAAGGCTGTACGTCCCGCCCCCCAAGGCCCAGCTGGGATTAGGCTTTGTCCCAGGGCAGCCACACCCTTGGCACCGTAAGGGGGCCAGCCTCCCGTCAACCATGCAGCTCCCTCATCCAATTCCCCACCAGCATACGCATCCCTGATAGCGGCCGGGGATGTTTGTCGTCCCTGCGGGGCACCCGGGTCCATCCACCGTAACGCATCCTTGGCAATAGCAGGCGTCAGGGCATTCAGTGTGGAGGGCACAATCTTCTGGGGGTCCAGGTCACTCAACGGGCGCGTGACATCAATAGGGGCCACGTCAGCCACCTGCTCTCGGAAGGCATTCCCTATCCCTTCCAGCATGGACTTCCCCGTGATAGCTCCCTCCCGCATCCCAGCCCCGAGCATGAAGGGCACCGCCAACGGGCCTGCCATAGCGGTCACCAGCGGCTGCGTACGCCAATCTAACTTGTCACTGAGGCCATAACCTGCCCCGATCCCAAGGCCGCCTGTCAGCGCCTTTGAGGCCCCTTCAGCGAGGGACCCACTATAGAGTGGACGCGAGGTGCCACGCCCTGTGGGCAGCGCCGGTAAGCCCTGTCCCCGCCGGAAGAGTGTCTCCCCGGCCTGGGCTATCGGAGCGACAGTCCGCATGAGGCCCTGCTCAGCCATGTTAATCCCTACCCGGGGCACCGCAGAGACTAAGCGCTTCCCACTCTGCAACCAGGGATTGGACAGCCCTCGGGTAAAGGGATTCCCGCCGCCCCCTGTTGGGAGGTCCTGCGGAGAGAAGGTACGCAACATTCCTTGCCCTGCTTCAGTTACTGGTCTCCCTGTCAGGGTAAAGTTCTGGGCATCCTCAAACGAAATCCCTGGTACCCCCCGCCGCTCCTGCGTCATGATGTGGATGGCAGCGTTATCGCTTGAACGATAAAGTTTCCCCACTAACGCATTCGTCATACGCCCAGAGATACGGTCCTCCTCAAGCATTTTCCCGAAGGCCGCACGCCCTTCTGGTG